AAAAATTTTATAGGATACACGCCGATTTGTGGTAAATTTAAAAATGGAGATTTTAAAGAACATGAAATTGATGAATATCCGTTAGGTAGTATATTAAGTTTAGAAGATTGTGAATATGGGTATGAAATATATGAAAATCTTGAGTATGCCACAGCATTAGGCGTGATCCAAAAAGAATACCTCACAAAGGAATCCGAGAATATTCTCAAAAGTGGCACAAAAAAAATAAGTATAGAAATTGAAGTTCTTAAAAAAGAAAAACTATCTAGTGGTAAGTTTAGGTTTAAGGAGTGGATTTATCAGTGTATAACTATTCTAGGAGATAAACTAGAAATAGCAACTGGTATGAAAAACGCACATCTTGAAGTTTTAAATAAACCAAGAGAAGCATATGCAAGTTTTTGTAAAAGTACAATAGAAACTTTTGCAAAACAAGACACAGACAATAAATTTCAGTTAGGTGATTCCGTAATACCAACAGAATTACACATGCCAGAACACGAAGGTAAAACAGGAATAATTTCAGAAGTAAAAAATGGCTATTATTATGCAATTAAATTTATTGGCGATGAAGAACAGCATGAGTGGTATGCAGAAGATGAATTAAAAATTTTTAAGAATGAAGAATTTTCAGTTGGAATTGAATTAGGTAAATCTAATTCAATTGAAATAAAAAATGATAAAGATAATTCTGTTGTTGGTGATTGGGAAGATCCTGGAGCGAAGATGTTAAATAGTCTACTTAAAGCAAGCAATCATGCTTCGCTTATAAAAGAAGCATATTTAATTATTGATGAAAATGTAGATAATGATTTATCTGTTAATAATGTCCATTATCCACATCATATTATAAATGATGGTAATTTAGTGGTACATTATAGGGGAATTCAATCTGCATTAAGCAGAGCAAGAGCACAAGGTATAACTGGTAGTCCTATATCACATTTAAAAAAACATTATAAACAATTGGGTCTTAATATGGATAACTTTGAAAAATTTAATTTAACTAAAGAAGATTATAGTTATCTATTTGAAGATATAAATAATTTTAAAGAAAGTGAGGTAGATAAGGTGGTATTTAATAAGGAAGAGTTTGCAAAAAATTTTAATGCAGTAGCAAATGAAATGTGGGGTAATATAGTCAATGCTAGTGAAATAAAAGCAGAAGATTTAAAGGCATTTGCAAAAGAAATTCTTACTGAAGAATTTAATAGTTTTGCTAAAATAAAAGTAGATGAAAAAAATGTGGAATTTATTCAAGAAAAAGAAACTTTACAATCTACTTTTGAATCTGAAAAAGAAACTATTAAAGCAGAATTTATTACTAAATCAGAAGAATTTACTACACAATTAGCGGAATTCACCACTCAATTAGAAGAAAAACAAAATTCTATTGTTTCTTTAGGTCAAGAACTAGATGGTTTAAAAGAACAATATTCTGCCAAAGAAACAGAAATTGAAACTTTTAAATCTGAAGTTGAGACTTATAAAACAGAGAATGAGATTCTTAAAACTGATATTGTTAATTTTGCTAAAGAAAAGAAAGAAACTCAAGCAGAAATTATTCTTTCTAAATTCGCAAAGAAAATTAATGAAGATGAAAGAAAAGATTTATTTGGTAAACTTGAAAAATTTAATACTGTTGAAGAATTTGAGAAAGAAGTTAAAGCTTTTGTTTGTGATAAATATGAAGCTGAAACTAAAGGAAAGAAAGATTTTGCAAGTTATTCTCGTATGGGAATTGTTGTAACAAATGAAACTAAGCCTGAAGGTGAACATTGGACTGATTATGTAAAAGATTATCAAGAAAAAAATTAAATTAATATTTAAAGGAGGAATTTTTAGTGAGCAATATATGTGAATTTATGAATGAGGCAATTTTTGATGCTGATGTATTAAGTGTACAACATGCTTCAACAGCACTCGATGATGGTTATGTAGGTGAATTAACTGGTTTAGTATCTGGAGAAAGAGATTTATATGCAATTGCTACTGCTACTGCTGTAACTACTAATGAAGTAGTAATGGTTGTTGGTGCAGAAGTCCATATTGATGCATTTGGGTTTAGAACTCCGGTACATAATAAGGCAACTTTTACTTATATCGCAGGGATGCCAGTCCGTGCTTATAGAATGAGAGTTGGTATGAGATTTAAAATTAATACTTCTGCTATTAGTGGCACTCCTGTTGTTGGACAGTATGTAATTCCTGCTAATGGAACTTTTACACTTGCTTCTGCTGCTACTTTAGCTGGCGGAACAAGATTGGCATTTGTAGTTGAAGAAACTGGTTCTACTTGTAATATTTTTACTGGAAAGACTGCTATTCCAGCTACAATTATTCGCGTAATTAAAGACTAAATAAAAATATAAAAAGGAAAGGATGAAAAATAATAATGAATATACTTACTAAGTTTTCTAAGAAACAAATTGCTACGGTTGATTTAGGTGTAGAATTATACAAACATTATCTTTATGAAAGAGAAAATAATTTAGGACAATATAGTAGATTTGCTACTTTTGCTAATACTACTGATAATAGTGGTCATGTAATTTCTTTTAAAGATAAAAATAATATTTTTAGTAATATGCTTGCTGATGAGGCTTATGAGATTTCTGGTTTGGATAAAGAACGTTTTGGAATTAGAGATGCTTTTGCTTTTCAAACTTTTGAAAGAGCATATTTTTCTGTAGTAGAAGCAGTTATTAATAAAATTAACGCAAAAACAGAAATTGAATCAGCTTTAAATTTTGCAGAGGTAAAATCTATTGCGGATGGAGATAGTTTAACTTTCCACATTCCGTCAAACCATTTATTGTCTGTATCTACTGTTGCTAATGGTGTGAGAAGTGTACATTTCCAAAACCTCTGGGAAGAAGATATTACTTTAAATCCTAAAAGAAAGAAAATTGGCGTAAAGATTGATACATATCGTCTTGCAACAGGAATGTATGATTGGGGTTGGTTGTTGAATCAGGTAGTTAAATCTTTTAGAACTAAGTTGCAACAAGAAGTAATTAATATTATTTATGGTGCATATTCCACTCTTGCAACTAATTTTAAAGAAACTACTTATGCTCAAGATTCATATATTCGTTTAGCAGAAAGAGTTGCTGCTGCTAATGGTGGTATAACTGCAACTTCTGTAGGTACAAAAACTGCTCTAAATAAGATTTTACCTACTAATGACTATATGAAAATGCCTATAGGCAGAGAATATGTAGACGTTGGTTATATTCAAGCTCCATTCGGAATTCCTACTTTGAAATTAGAGCAATCCATTAACCCAAACAGTGCTTATGATTTTGCTTTAGATAATAATTATGTGATACTTATGTCTATTGCTACTGATAAATTGGTAAAAATTGGTACTGAGGGACGTTCTACTATAAGGGCATCAAAAGAATACGAAACTAGTGACGGCACGAATTCTTATACTATTACAGATAGTTGGGATCTCAAGATTATTTCGATGGCATATTTTGGGATAGTAAAAGTGAGCTAGTAATTTATAATTTTATTTTAGAATAATAATATAATTCTTTATAGGTATTGAAAATTTAATAAATATAATAAAAGAGATATATTTATATATCTCTTTTATTTATTATTTAAGAAAATAATATATATAATTAACTAATCATTAATAAATCAATATATCGGAGGCATTAAAAACAATTTATGGCAAAATCAAAAAGTGAAAATAAATTAGATTCTAATTTAGATAATATAATTAATGAAGAAACTAATCAAATTAATTCTAATTCAATTGATATTTCAGAAGAATTAAAGAAAGAATTAGAATTAACAAATCAAAAAAATAAAGATCTTGAAGATAAAATTAATAATATTACTATTATGATGGAAAAACTATTAGAATCACAAAATAAAATAAATGAAAATAAATCTGATATAGAAACAATAAAATCTGAAACAAATAAAGGATTTAAATCTTATGTGACGATAGATCCTACAAAGAGAGTATTGTTAATGCAAATGGAACATGCAGGAGGTAGTTTTTTTACTCATAACAATAAACTTATTAGATTTAATAACTATGGACATATAAATCCTGTGCGTTTTGAAGATGTTGAAAGTTTAGTATCTAGATATCGCGATCATTTTGAAAATCTTGAAATTAGAATATTAAACGATGATGATGTAATTGATACTTTATATCTTAGAGAAAATTATAAAAAATATGATATTTCAAAAGAAGAAATTGATAATATTATAGAATTAGATACAAATAAATTAATAGAAAAAATAAAGTCATTGTCAAAACCACTGCAAGAATCAGTGTTAGCATTAATCATTTCAAATGTAGCTAAAAACAATCCAAAATATTTAGATAAAAATAAATGGGAAGTTTTAAATAATGTTTTTAATATTAATATTCAAGAATTTTCAAATAAATATGTGATTAATTAAGAAAGGAGAAATATATTTGGCTACCTCCTTTGAATTACCATTTGAACAATTTCTGTTGATTATAGATGATCCTAAATTTATCAATAATTATACAGAAGATAATTTAGCAATTGAATTGTCTAAGTATATATATAGGTCAATAGGTATATGTAGAAATTATTTAATTCCAAGAGTTGATATAAATAATTATACAAAAACAAGTTCTGATGGAATAACAATAGGTAATTTTACTGATGATTTAAATGATCAAGAAATTACTTATATTGCAAGAGGAATGACTGTGCCATATCTTGAATTTCAGTTACAAAAGCAAAAACATTTAAATCAGTTAGTATATGGTAGGGATTATCAAGTACATAGTCAAGCAAATCATATGAAAGAGGTTAGAGAAACTATAAAAAATGTTAGAGAAGAATTAATTCAAGATATGGTTATGAATTCATATCAACAAGATAGTGATGAATTAAAGGGTTCTAGTGGTGCAAATTCGTTGTGATAATGTTTATGATTTAATTAATTATAAACATGATTATTATGATTATTGTAGTTTTGACATTATATAATAGTTAAGAAGGAGTGGATAGTTTTGAGTTTTTCTGATATTGTAAATAGTTATAAGTCAAGATTATCTATTGATGGATTAACTATTAGGGATGAATATATTAATTCTATTACAGATAGTTTTACTGATAGTTTTGATTACAATGTAAGTTATAAAGAAGTTTCTTATAAAAAAAGGAATGAATTAAATTATACTACTGGTGTAAAGATACATGTATTTCAGGCTAAGAAAGATACTGAGAAAATTGCGCTTGATGATGTGAAACGAGTAGTTTTTAAGGATTTAGATTTTGTGTGTGAATCTGGTGATTTATTACAATTTGATAGTAATACGTGGTTAGTAACGTCAACAAATAATATAGATCATATAAAAAGTTGTGTAGTGCAACAATGTAATAATAATTTAAAGTTTGTTAAAAATCATATTTCATATACAATTCCATGTGTAATTTCAACAGTTGGAAACAGTATGGGGCTAGGTATTGATGAAATGAAATATGTTTCCGATATTGATGATTTTATTATAGTAAGAGTTGTTAACAATGTGGATTCTCAATTAATTTCAATTAATGATATATTTAAACTTGGGAACAAATGGAATTGGAGAGTAGAAAATATATCTGATGTAATTGATAATGGTATATTAGTACTTAAACTCAAGTGGGTTGCTGAGAGTGCTGAAAGTGCTAACTATGTATTGACAATCACCAATGGAAATTCGCTACAAATTGGCAGAACGCAACCATTAACTATTAATGCAGAATTAAAAGATAATGATATAGTTGTGTCTAGTCCACAACTTACATATTCCAGTTCAAATACAAGTGTGGCTACAATCAACAGCACTACTGGAGTTGTAACAATTTTAACTGCTGATAGTGTTATATTTACTGTCGCTTTAACTTCTGATAATAGTATAAAGGATACTATAAATGTTGAAATAATAGAAAGTACACAAACAAATTATACTTATGAACTTGTGGCAAATATGCTTCCGAGCAATGAGGTTAAGTACAATCAGACTAAGGTATTTACAGCATCTCGTTACAAAAATGGAGTTTTAGAAACAAGAGTTAACTTTACATTTGAGGTCATTCCAGATACGACACCAACAAATAAATATGAATTTCTAACACTCACAGGGAATACAACATCTTTGAAAGCACTTGGATATAGCTATTTCGTGGATTTAAAAGCTACTGATGTGGAATTTCCAACGAATAGTGTGCAGGTTAATGTTAAGTTGAGGTCAGTATTGTAAGGAGAATGTATGAAAATATTTAATATTGAACAGGCAGACGTTTTTATTAAACATGGTGCAATTCCTATAAGTTGTGGTTTAGGAAATAAATGCAAAACTTATATTGAGTTTGAAGAAAATCAAATATTTAAAGAATTATTAAAAAAGTGGTTAAATAGAGAAATTTAATTACTTATTTTTATATTTCAAAGATTAAAGGAGGATTAATATTTATGGGATTGATAAATGAAACAGTGTTAGTTAAGATGAATGGGGTAAATACAAAACATTATGAAAATTTAGGATATATAATTCCGAAGAAAAAACATTCTCAACGAAAAAATATTTTAGTATATGATACTACAAACCCCATATTGGTAAAAATTGAAGATTTATTAGATAATAGTCATGCTTTAGTAAATATTGAATGTGATGATTGTGGGAGAAAAATAGAAAATGTTATATGGCAAGCATATAAAAGATATGTTGGAGAAAATGGTGTATATTATTGTCAAAAATGTGCCAATAAATTATTTAGAAGACCAACATATAAAAAAACTAAATTAAAAAACAGCAAATCTTTTGAGCAATGGTGTATTGAAAATAATAAACAGGATATTCTTTTACGTTGGGATTATGAATTAAATGATTGCAAGCACAGTGAAATTACATATGGGGTGGATAAAAAATATTATTTTAAATGCCCAATGGGAATACATAAAAGCGAATTAAAACAAATTAATTGTTTAACAAGTGGACAAGAAGGAAGTATGGATTGTAAACTATGTAATTCCTTTGCTCAATGGGGAATTGATAATTTAGGCGTTGATTTCTTCGAGAAGTATTGGGATTGTGAGAAAAATACAATTAATCCTTGGGATATAAGTAAATGTAATAATACAAGAAAAGTTTGGATAAGATGTCAAGAAAAAAAATATCATAATAATTATGATATAAGTTGTTATCGATTTATTATGGGTGACAGATGTTCTTATTGTAGTAAACGTGGAGGCAAGGTACATTCATTAGATAGCTTAGGTACATTATTTCCAAAATCTTTAGAATTATGGTCTGATAAAAATAAAAAATCGCCATATGAGTATGCACCTAAAAGTGATAAAGAAGTATATTGGAAATGTCCTAATGGAAAACATGATGATTATATTAGAGATATTTGTAATTCTAATAAATGTGATTTTAGATGCCCAGAGTGTGCATATTCCAAAGGTGAAGAAAGAATTAGTAATTATTTTATAAATAAAAATATAAACTATATTCCACAAAAAGAATTTGATGGTTTAGTTGGATTAAACAATGGTTTATTATCTTATGATTTTTATTTACCAGAATATGGTCTTATAGAATATCAAGGCGAACAACATGAGAGATATATAAAAGGTTTCCATAAGTCAAAAAAGGATTTTGAAAAACAATTAGAGCATGATAGAAGAAAAAGACAATATTGTGTTGATAACAATATAAAATTATTAGAAATTTGGTATTATGACTTTGACAACATCGAATCTATTCTTCAAAGAGAATTAAATTTACAATAAAAGGAGGCGATTAATATTGCCAATAGATTTGAAGACCTTAGCATCAACAAAATAAAATTAATGGAAGCAATTTATAACAATGATAATATAACTAAAGCTTTATTATATCGAAAAGATACGTCTAGTTTTCTTGATAGAGTTATACCACCAGAATTTGATCGTACATCACTCCTTTATTCTCAGATATGGCCTTGGAAATATATTCCTCAGATAACCGATGAAGCAAATATACATATCACCAGTAATTTTGTTTTCAAACCTCATGATAATATGTATAAAGTTTCAAACTTTTATTTATATGTTATTTCTCACAAATCGCTAATGAGTTGTGATCAAGGACTTGTAAATGACTTCATCATATCGGAAATGGATAAGATTTTTAACCAAACCCGTTTGGTGGGTATAGGACGAGTTCAGTTTGAGGGCATGTATGAATTTACTACAGATAATTCATCAACTTTTTTGGGGAGTTGCATTGAATTTAAAACTTACGAGTTCAATTAGCCAATTAATTCAATTAATCTTAACAAAATTAAAATCAATTAATCGAGGTGAAAACAAAATTGCAAACAATACTAACAACAAAATTAACGACAAAGACTTAAACTTACGTTTACTAGGAAATTTACCAATAGAAATTAAAGATGTTGGTAAAATATATTCTCCAAAGTTAATTGAAATTGCTGAAATTGGTGAATTAGAATATAATAATTATCTTGGTCTAATAAGTTTAGATAAAGATTATTTTAAAAAAAATAACAATTTAAATAATGAGTTATCTTTTGAAGAAAGAGAAGAATTTGAAAAAGAAATAAATAAACTAAGTATTTTTCAGTTTATTTATATTAGTTTATATCAAAATATTCATTTGAGACAAAGTTATTTGGATGCTTTGTCTTTTTTCTTTAAAGAGAAAGTTTATTTTTATGAGAATGGATTTTTACACATTGATACGATTGACAAAGATAAAATTATTTCTGATAATAATTTTGATTTAATAATTGAAACAATAAAAAAATCAAATTGCTTAAAAACAAACAATGAAGATGATGATTATAATCCAGCAAATGACAAGGCAAAAGAAATTGCTGATAAAATAAGAAAATCAAGAGAGAAAGTTAATAAATTAAAAGCAAAAAATAATGAATCACTTGATTTATTTGATATAATTTCTGCTTTTTCTACTTATCAGAAAATAGATTTAGATAGGGTTTATGAAATGACAATATTTAGATTTTATGATCAGTTTAAGCGAATGCAAAAAATTAATGAATATGACATTAGTATTCAAAGTTTATTACATGGAGCAGATCCTAAAAAAGTTGAGATTAAGAATTTTGTTTGTAGGTTGGGGAATGATTGAGATAATTTTGGTTGGTTTAAGTTAATATTTTCATTAATATTAATAGTAGCTATCTTTTTAGGTAGTGATTTTTTAATTATATAAAACAAAGAAAAAATAAAAAGGAGTGATTATTTTGTCAAGATACGGTATTCGGGAAATTGCAAATGTAGTATTTAGAGATATTACTACTTTAAAACCTGTGCTTTATTTGGAGACATTAAAAACTAGTTCGACAGAAGTAACAGCAGATGCGGTATATGCTCGTGGAGGAGCTGGAAATCCCAAACGCCTCATGTGGGAATCTAACAAAGAAGTAAAATTTAATATGTCCGATGCTCTTATTTCTGCTCAAAGTTTTGCAATTTTGTCAGGAACAGCAGTAGTTACAAAACAAGTAAAAGTACATAAAAAGGAAGTTTTGACTTTAAATTCTTCTTTACAAGTTACTTTGACTCAAACACCAGTTATTGATGCAACTAATCCAATGTTTGTATTTATAACTGAAAGTGGTGACACATCTGCTATTGGAACCACAGTACCTAGTAATGCTACAAATGGTTATCAATTAGCAACTCCTACAATTACATTTGCTGGAACTGTAGGCGGTCATCTTATGGCAGTAGGGGATGTAGTAATTGTAGATTATTATTATAATTCTGCTACTACAGCAAAAGAATTTGTAATTGATAGCGGTAAATTTAGCGGTTACTTTAGAATTGAGGCCGATTGTCTCTGGAGAAGAGAATCCGATGGTGTAGACTTACCAGCTAAATTTATCATGCCCAGATCGAAGATGGCTTCAAACTTTACTATTACGATGGCTAGTGAGGGTAAGAAGGATTGCCCCCTTGTAGCGTGAGTTACAAGTAAACATCGAGCAAAATCGGTGAAAGGTGAGATATGGACTTAATACATATGTTTTTAAGTTCTCCCAATACCGAGGTAAAGCACATTTTAAAATATGTGGCTTACCGTAACGCATAGGAGATGAAACTTTATTAAATATTTAATAAAGAATATAATTCTCGTGTCTAAGACACTACTTAATTTATTAAGTACCACGAGTGCTCGACAACTCTAAGAGTTGAAAATATATGCTGAACTTATAGGAATATGAACTATAAGAACTAGAGGATAAAAAGCTTCTAGGATAACAAATTTTTGGACCCTTCTGTTTTTGACTTCGTAGCAGAATGTTTCCCAGATGCTTCCAATCAAATGGTAATTATTGATGTGATTGAGTAAGCAATAGTTAAATTAAATACAGTATAAAAACAATTAATAAATAAACAGGGATAGTTAAGAGTTGTGATTTTAATGATAAGAGTGTATCGCAACCTCTCTTCTCTGTTTATTTGTTTTTTGTTGCGAAACACTAGTTGTGAGGTGATTATTAATGAGTAATTATTAATGAGTAATTATGTAAAAAGAGATCAAAATGAATATGATAATAATTTTAAAAACATTATTGAAAAATATACTGATCCAAAATATTTAACAACAAAAGGGTTTAGTAGTATGTCTGAAATTTCATCCCATAGTTATACTGTAGTTTTTAAGACTAATTGGTATGATTTATTAAAAAAATATGGTGAATTTGACAGGCTTTATCAATATGTTAAAAATGAATTTATTGAGTTTGCAAAATTAACAAAAATTACAAGTTTAGATAAATTTGTTCAACAGCATACTTGTTTGACTAAAGATTTTTTAAGGTATATAGATAATAAATTATTTAAAGATGAATGTAAAGTTTCTAAAAAATACACAAAAGAAATGTTGGAAGATAATTTTTCAGATGTAAGGAATAAATTAGGAAGAGTTCCAAATCATTCTGAGTTTATTAAAATGAGTAAAATACATCCAAAAACATATAGGCAATTTTTTAATTTGTCTGGTCAAGTATGGGAAGATATTTTAAGGTATTTTGTTTCTGAAGAAGAAATTAATGAGTTTAATACATATCAAGCAGAATACAGAAAACAAATTGCTATTGCAGCTTCACAAAAGGAATATATTTATTCTAATGAAGAATTAGAGAAAGAATTAAAAATAATTTTTGATTATTATTACAAAGAATTTAATGTATATCCTAGTAGAAGACTATTTAATAAGATATCTAAATTCCATGATTTACTATATCGTGAAAGATTTAATATGAAATGGTCAGAAGTATGTAAAATGTATGGATATGAAATAGATACAAATAACAGCAAGTCAGAGAAAATATTTTTACAATTGGTTGATGAATTATTAAAAAGTAAGAATAAAACACAGAAAACCTTTGATTGGTTAAGAAATGAAGCAGGAAACAAATTAAAAATAGATGGATTCTATCAAGATTATAATCTTGCAATAGAGTTTGATGGTGTTCATCATAGGAAGCCAGTGGCAAATTATGGTGGTATGGAGAGATACTTAAAGCAAGTTGCTAATGACAAAATAAAAGATGATTTAATTCCACAACATGGATTAAAATTAATTCGTATTGACAGTCGTGAATCTTGGCATGACAAAGATTATCTTAAACAAAGATTAATAGATGCTGGAATAGAGATTCCACAAATAGCATAATTAAAAAAAAGAGGTGACAATGTGGCATTAACTGATGAAAAGGATATAAAAATTGACATAAAAAAAGAGGAAGCAAAGACATCAAAAAAAGGCAAATTTGACATTATAGAAGCATTTGAAAATAGTGCCTATGTACTTATTGATGGTCAAGTAAGAGTAGTTGACAAAAAAGTAAAAAAAGGTCAGAAGAAAATTGAGCTAGAATATGAAATAATTGATGGTGATTATAAGTTCAAATAATAATAATAAAACAAAAATAAGGAGAAAGGCAAAAGGGAAGCTAAATAAAGGCTTGTTCAAAAGCCTTTTCTCCTTATTTTTTGCTGTTTTAATATTAAAAAATTAACCAAATAATACTAAAAGCTAAAGTAAAAATAAAAATTATTAGTTAAATACTGAGATAATTTAGGAGAAAATAATTTTCTCCTTTTTATAATATTAAAAATTGAAAGGAATGATTATAAAATGGCACATTTAAATTTACACAAGGCCAGCGACAATTCAATAATTTCAACAACCGGAACTTTAACAAATGCTGTAGAATTTACATTAAGAGCAGATTTGAGTGAAACAGGGGAAATTAGATTATATGCAATGACAGACTTTGGATATGAGACAACTAGTACAGTGATATCATTTGTAGACAGTGAATTTAGGAAAGATCCTGGTGAAGCTATTAGAGCTAAAGATGGTGGAGACGGAATTGCAACTACTAGTAGTTGGGCGTTAGCTCCAGATGTAGCAGGAGTAGCTGGAACTTACGGTGCTTATGGTGCATCGTTGTCATTAGGTCTAGTAGGTAACGACACTGGGAAAGTTTTCTTCTGGAGTAAAGCTAAGGCTGAAACGACAGAAGAGGCAATTCAGGATGTAAGTTGTGCAATCAAAGCAGAAGGAATTGAAAGAGCTACCTAAACTAGCTTAGAAAGGTAGGTAGCTCATATGGCAATAAATTACTATGTTTCAGTTCAAAGAGGGTCAGATTCTAATGATGGACTATCACAGACATCCCCATTTCTCACAATTAGTAAAGCAGTAACTATGGTAACAGCAGGGTCTATAGTATATATAGGATCTGGTTGCTATAAAGAAAGAATAACACTTCAAACAGCAGGAAGTACGTTTTCTAAGATATATTGGATGCCAGATTTTGATTCTAAATATTTAACAGATGATAAATCTGGCATTATTAGAATAACTGGATGCGACGAAAATGAACAACCAACAAGTGGAATTGTTTGGAATTTTAATGGTAAAAATTATAACTATATTGGTAATACAAAAACGTATGGTAGAGTTTATATAGATGGTTCTAGTGATAATTATGCTTTATATATGGGAGGTACTACCACAACATATGGGTATGGAGTTGTTGCTACTAGTTACAATGGAATATATAGTGGACACTGTGAAAATTGTATTTCGATGGTTGCTAATATAGGATTTAGTAGTAATATTAATTATGATTGCATCTCAATAAGTGGAAATATTGGATTTAATTTAGGATTTAATATGAACTGCATTTCCATGAGTGGAAACTATGGGTTTTTTGGGAGTCCAAGAACAGATATAAATTCTACTGCTATCGGATGTATGAATGGGTTTTATACTGATAATGCAGTATCAACTAGCACGAATTGTTTATCGTTAAATAGTCAATATGGTTTTAATATGAATAGCTTGTCAACACTTAATTATTGTCGCGCAATAAATTGTATAACTGGGTTTTATGGAACATCAACTACAAATGTGTTAAATACCTCTACATGTAGTGCTATTTATTGTAGTGGTAAGCAAAGAACTACAGGATTTCCTACTCCAGTGGATTATTATGAAACAGTTGAAGTTTCAAATGCAAAACATTATTCCTATTATCCAGTAGATTTAATTAAAGCACTTATGCCTATATTAGAATTTAATTATACTGGTGGAAGCAATTTAGGGGTAGGGTACAGTTTTTATGATATTATGGGAAATGGAAGAGCGTTGATTGATGGTATATGTCATTATGGTGCTCATGAATTTTCTAGAGTTAGTATGGATTTTAATAATTATCATACTTATGTTCCATCTATAAAAGTTGAAAGAGCAGGAATGCAAAAATTTACTTTTTTTACTAATGGAGGAGAAGAATTTAGAAAGTCTGTATGGGTTAAATGGATAAACGTTGCTGATGCAAACAAACCTAGAATAACAGTTAAAAGTACAGGTTATTTTGTTCCAATAACAGTTACAGCTACGTCTGATGGTACAAATTGGGAATATTTATTAATAACTGCTACTCCAACTGGTGATTGTGAGGTAGAATTATATTTATATGCGGTAGACACAGGAGAAAATGCAGTAGTATATTTTAGTGATTTAAATTAATTTAGAGATATTAATTTTAAGGCGGTGATGGCAGATATGAAATTAGATAAAGGCAGACTATATTCACGTCTGCCAAACAATACTTATACTTCTTCATTATTAAGGGGGACTATATATACTTTTATTTGGCATAAAATTGAAGTGACTTTTTTTACACAAACAAATAAAAAAGTTACAAAAACGATATCGGTATTAAGGCAAACATTTAGAAGGATTTTTGATATTTTTAAAGGAAAGACTATTAGAAGACTTACTCAAGAAATATCAAATACAAATCAAACCAATAGAATTAACGATATCTTGTCAGACACTTCAATACAAACTCATAAGAACAATGTTGGTTTTGTCACATTTTTTGGTAGTAATTATAGAAAAATAATACAATTAATTTTACATACATATCAAACTGTAAAGTCAAATAATAAATTGGTTGATTTTATAAGTCAAACATACCGTAAAATTCCATATATATTTAAAGGAAAAACGATAAGAAAATTAACGCAACAGATATTTATTACTAGACAAACTAATAAAATTAATAATAAATTACTTACTATGTTTATGCAAACTAAAAGGAATAATAATATTTTATATAATATTGTAAAAAATACAAGTAGGAAAATTATTTCTTTATCATCTAAAATAAGTCAAAATATAAGAATAGTTACAAAAATATTACATAAATATTTTCAAACAAATCGTAGAGTAAACTATATTAATATTTTTATTGGTAATGGTTATAGAAAGTTAATTAATTTAGTTTTAAGGCATAATCAAACTATAAAAATTAACAATAAACTAATTGATATATTGCAACAAACATATCGTAAAATACCTGATATATTTTTTGGAGATACATTTAGAAAATTAACACAAATAGATTCATCTTTGTTTCAAACTAATAAAAATATAAATAAAACGTCTGTAGTTTTATCTCAATCTAAACGCAATATTATAGGGCTGATTAGTAATAAGATACAAAATAATAGAAGTATTGTTAAATTGAATTATATTGGTAGTCAAATAAAAAGGAATATTATAGAATTAAGTGAATCAACAAAGCAGACATATAGAAGAATTAACAACATATTTGTATTTAGCATACAAACAAATAGAAAAATTAATAGTTTGGTTATTTTTTATGTTCAATCAAACAAAAAAATAAATAAATTAATTAGTTCATTTCATCAATCTGTAAGATATAATATGATCATAGTTTATTGTATTAATCAAATTAAAAGAGATATAAATAAATTATATTTTATTAATAAGCAGATAAAAAGGAATATTTTAGAGTTTATTGTTAATATTGTTCATACTAAGAGAAATATTAATAAGATTATCATTATTATGAATCAGTTGAATAGGAATATTGAATTATTTAAAGTATTGTTAAAACAAACTTATAGAATGATAACATTATTATATTTAAATAAATATCAAACTATAAAAACCAATAATAAATTAATTAATATATTGAGGCAAACATACAGGAAGATTCCAGATGTGTTTTCAGGAGACACAATAAGAAGATTAACAAAACCAAGTTCAGTTTTATTGCAAACAAGTAAAAATATTGAAAAGATTTTTATAATTTCATCTCAGACTAAGCGAAATATTGTAAAATTACTTAGTAATAAAACACAACACAATAGAGGAATTATTAACAAAATAAGTATTAGCAAACAAACTAAACGTAATATTACTAAATTGATAAGTACGAGCATGGTTAGTGTATATGGGCAATTAATTCGTAAGGTTAATGAATTGGTTGATTACTTTAGTCATGGTAAGCGTAATATTTTGAATATCGTATGTGTTTATTGGCAGACAAAAAGAAATAATGGTGTATTGAGTTATTATACTATCCAAAGCAAGAGAAATATTTATAAATTAGCAAGTTATGTCAGTCAAGTTTGTAGAATTATTTCAAAAGATATTAATATCATCAATCAATTAAACAGGCATATTAATAAATTAGAAGATTTTATTGGTAATAATTTAAGAAAAATCAATAAAGCATCTTATAATATTGGACAAATGAATAGACAAATTATTTCATTTATATCTAATAACATCCAATTAAATAGAAATATAAATAAGATAATCAATATTAGTAAGCAAGTGTTTAGAAATATTGTTGAATTAATTGTAGTTATTAAGCAAACTAATATGAAAAACGTTATATTTATAGCATTAAATAAACAAACAAGTAGAATATTGAATAAAATTTCTATTGTTAATAAACAAATTATTAGAAATATTTATGATTTAACATTAATCAGTAAACAAACTAATAGAAAAACTACTTTGTTTACTGATTTAAATAAGCAAATTAATAGGATAGTTAATAAATTAGTAAGTAGTAAGAATCAAACTAAACGAGATATAAATAAGATTTATGATTATATTGTTCAAGTGAATAGAAATATTACAAAATTCTTATCTGAAATTTATATACAACTTGAGAGATTTCTTTTAATTAAAGTTGAATCTATAAAGCAAACTAAGCGAAGTATTACTAGATTAATAAGTAATTATGAAATTACAAAGGTGCTTATTCAGATTGTTAGAAAAGTTGAACCATTAGTTTCATATATTGGACAGAGTAAGCTAAATATTATTAAAATGATTAGTGATATTAGACAACAGAATAGATTAATAAATAAACTAGAAAGTTTTGTTTATCAAAGCAAAAGAGCAAGAATTTTGTTAACTGAAACAAAGAAGCAGAGTTTAAGAAATATTTTATTATTGGTATATTCTATTAATCAAAGTTGGAGAAACGTTTTAAAAATTACAGTAAAGTTATATCAGAAGAAGCGCAATATTATTAAACTAGTTAAATACAACTTACAAAGTAATAGAGATATTATTAAACTAAAGTTTAAAGTATGGCAAACAAACAGAGATATTATTAAATTGTTTGGGCGTGTAAAACAAAGCATTAGAGATATTATAAAAATATCTTCTATTAAAGGACAACAAAAAAGAAATGTAATTAGATTTGAGGAGTATTTAAAACAGATCGAAAGGAATGTAATAAAATTAACTGTTTTTATAAAACAGAATTATCGTAAAATATTCAAATTAGAATTTATTACAAAAGGAAGCAAACGAGACATAATTAAGTTGGTTAAATATAATGGTCAGTCAAATAGAGATGTTAGGAAAATTGTGTCAGATTATTATACTCAAATCAAACGTAATATTATTGAATTGATAAGTTTTAAAAATCAGACTAATAGAAAAATTAATAAGATTTCGAGTTACATTACACAAACCAAGAGAAATATAAACGAATTTATTATTTCTACAATTCAAACAAATAGAGATATTATAAAAATTTTATTAATTTCTGTTCATTTTAAAAGAAATATTTTAAAAATTATTTATATTAGTAAGCAAATAAAGAGGAATATTATTGTATTAATTAGTGCTGATGCGATTGTTGAAGCATTTATTCAATTGATTAGGAAAATTAATAAGATAGTATTTAATGTAGTACAAAGTAAACGAAATATTATTAAATTATATGATATTAATAAACAAACGAAAACTAATATAAATAAACTACAAAGTTTTATTAAACAACAAAGAAGAAATATTGTTTTATTGGTAATAAGAGAATATCAAACTAATAGAAATATTTTATTATTGGTAGAGATTTTAAAACAAAGCAAGAGAAATATATTAAAACTAATTTCACCAATTCGTCAATTAATCAGAAAGCTTATAACTATATGGGATGTATTTGATTTTGATTTGTTTGATGTGGTAGAGTTGGAGTTAGATTTTTATGTTGAAGAATTAAAGTTGGATTTATGTATGTATGAAATTCCTCTTGATATTGAAGTTGAGGAGGTTAAAAGGTTATGATAGAGTTATATAAGGGAGAGAAGCGTTTATGTGGAATGTCTGTCAAAAGTAGAAGTGGTAAAAGTTTTTTAATAGAGAGTGTTTCATGCAAGGTGGTTGACAATGTAGGAACTACTATTCAAGAAGATGAAGAAGGAACAGTTGAAGATCATTCAGTTTTTTGCTTGGTTGATACTACATTGGATGGGTATGTTTATAGTAAAGGATATATATTGCAATTTAGTATCGTTCTGAAAGATGTGCCTAAAATAATTATGGGGAAGTTAAGTATTAAAATAAAGAAATAGTTTAATTATGAGAGGAGTGATATAAATTTGGCTTCAATTAAAATATATAAAAATCCAACAGGAGATATTGATGGCGATTTAGTCAGTACGGAAGACTGGACATCGCCAGTAGATTCTGGATTTCTCCTTATCCCAGAAACAGGATCAGAAAGCGTAATTGGAGAATGGAAAAAATGTGCTTTAAGGTGTAATGAAGGTCTCCAGACGATAAATGACCTAAACAGAAATTGCAGACTGACGTTAGAAGGATTAAAATCCACATGCTGGCAACTTGCGAGTGATATCAATGGTTTTCCAAATTCTACCCCTTCTGATTGGGGTCAACCATTAGATATAGTGTCTGATAAAATTTATGATAAAAATTACATTTTTTGGGTAAGAGCCTGTACTGATGTGGGTGATATCGTAGAGAACGACAAAACTACTAAACTTGTGGCTCAAGCTCTTGTAGGATTACCGTGGACTTTAGACATAGATGATATGATTTCCGAACCTGATGTAAATGTAGTTTTTTCAAACATAGTAACAATTCCAGAAGACTGTATTATATATGCGTTAAATGTAGATGCTACCAATCCGGCTTATATTCTTAAATACATTATAAATGGTGAAGAGTTAACAATAGGTCATATGGGAGATCCTACTTTCGAATGGATTCATCAAGCATTAAGTGTTTCTAAAGATTCAACTTTTCAAATATATTTAGGTGGAGTTTTTGGGAATGAAATAGGTGGGGATTTAAAACTATTTTTAAATAATGAGAATGGAAAAGAACTATCTTATTTTCATTGGTATGTTTATGCTTGTTATCTTACTACAGCATGTGTTAAATATAAAGGATTAGAGGATGATTGTTCTGAGTTGACTGCAATGAGGTTATTAAGAGAGCATTATATTAATGATCCTGAATATAGAGAATTAATTAGAGAATATTATCAATTGGCTTCTCAAATTGTTAAAGCTATAGACCAAGAAGATGATCCTAGTTTGGTTTATGAACAAATTTATCAGAGTGTTAAGATTTGTGAAAATGCAGTTAATAGTGGAGATTGGCAAACTGCTAGAGATGAATATTTGAGTATGTATTATGAGTTGGCAGAGACTTATATAGAGGATTATATTAGGTTGATGGTTTTGTAGTAAGTTTAATTAAATATAAAGTTTATTTTTAGAAGGGTAAGTTCGGGAGTTATAAACCTGAATGAATCGCAAAACTCCGATTGCGATACCCCTTCTATTTTTATTTGTCTATTTATCGGAGAAAATTAAGACGGAGGTTGATTAAGTGAGTGATGAATTAAAGGGTAAAAGTGGTATTTATAAGATTGTAAATTTGGTTAATGGAAAGTTATATGTTGGGAGTACAGTTAATTTATATAATAGAAAATCTCAGCATTTTAGTAGTCTTATGACAAATTGTCATAAAAATCCGTATTTACAAAATGCATTTAATAAATATGGAATTAATACTTTTAAATTTGAAGTATTAGAATATGTAGAAGATGTTGATAAGTTAATAGAACGAGAACAATATTATTTAGATATTTATTTTGATAATAAAAATAAGTGTTATAATGTTTTACCAACGGCAGGTTCCCCATTGGGTGTAAAACATTCTGATGAAACGAAATTAAAGTTAGCAATTACTGGAGGAGCAAAACCTTTTTATGTTTTTAAAGACAGAGAGTTTATAGGAGAATGGATAAATTCATCAGAATGCAGTAGAAATTTAGATATAAATTATTCTGGTTATATTCGTAAGTGTTTAAAAGGTAAACAAAATATGTTTAATGGTTATATTTTTATTTATAAGGATGAATATAACGAAGATAAATTAAAAGAAATTTATGAAATGGTTGAGTCAAAACCGTTTTTAGTTTTTGAAAAATATACAGAAAATTTTATTGGAGAATATGACACAATAAATAAATGCATGATAGATTTAAATATAAATATAAAAAGCGATGGTGATATTAGGAAATATTTAAAAGATAAAACTTATTCTGTGAATAATTATATTTTTATATATAAACATGAATATGCAGAAGATAAAGTAAAAGAATTATGTAATATAAACTTAAATGCCAAGCCATTTTATGTTTATAAAAAAGATGATAAAAAATTTGTTGGTAAGTTTAGTTTGCAACAAGAATGCGCAAAAGAATTAAATATAGACGCATCTAATATTAGTGGTTGTTTAAGAAAAAAACATTATTTTGCAAAAGGATATGTTTTTATTTATGAAGAAGATTATTCTGAAGAAAAATTAAATGAATTATGTAATAAAACTCAAAGTTTAAAATTTTTGAAATATGAATTTGAGGTACATGAAAAAAATACAAACAAATTTATAGGTATTTATGATAGCCAAGTAGATTGCGCTAATGAATTAGGATTAAACCATAAAAGTATTAGTAATTGCCTTTGTGGAAAACAAATATCAACTGGTGGTTATATTTTTGAAAAAGTTTCTTAATTAAGATATAAAAATAAATTTGAGAGGAGTGAAATAAATTTGGCTTATCATATAGCAATTTATCGTGACAATCCTACCGTAAACTTAACTGATGGAACAATAGTTTCAGAGAATGATTTTTCTAACCCGGTTGATTCAAATCACATATCTATTCCAGCAACAGGGAGTACAAATGGTAACTGGGTGAAACTTGCTGTACGTTGCGATGAAGGAACAGAAACTATTTTTGACTTAAATCGTCACGCTAGGATCAGTTTAGATGGTTCTGGCAATACAAATTGGCAACTAGCTGAAGATAATAGTGGTTCTCCATCAAGTACACCACTAGATTGGGGATTACCTTTAGACATAACAGAAATTATAACTGATACTAACTATATATTCTGGACTCGTGCAAAAGCAAATTCCACTGAAAGCGTTTCTAATGACACTTCAATTGAAATAATTGCACAGGCTTTAGTAGGTAATCAGCCTTGGACTTGGAACATATCTGACATGAGTGTAGTAGAAGGGATAGGAGAAGCAACTGAGTCTATTATAATACCAGAAGATTGTACTTTATATTATACTGTAACAGGGGATATGCCAACTTTTGCAGTTTATACTGTTGGTGGAGATGCATTAAATGGTTGGATAATATGGATTTCTAATTACGATGTTAGAACATTTAGTTTTATTAAAGATCAAGTGGTTGCTGTATCAATATTATATTCTAATTCTGGAACTACTGGTACTCATATAATAAGAGAAAACGATGAGAATGGAAGAATAATTGCACAGTTTAATGTAACATGTACATAAAAAATATTGAAAACAGAATATAAAAGTTTATTTTTAGAAGGGTAAGTTTGAGATTAGCTGTCTTAGACGATGCACAAAACTCCAATTGTGTCCCTTCTATTTTTATTTGTGTAAAAATATGTGAGTTTTGGAGAAATCAAATTTATGGAGGTTGATTGTATTAAATGAGTGATGAAGTAATGTTTGGTAGTATTTATAAGATAACTAATAAAATAAATAATAAGGTTTATATTGGGCAAACTGTACAGCCATTAAATTATAGATGGACAGGACATTGTTCTAATGCAAATATGGGAATAGATACTCATTTTTGTCGTGCAATACGCAAATATGGTAAAGATAATTTTATAATTGAAGAAATTGAAAAAGTTTCTATCGACCAATTAGATGATGTAGAAATAAAATGGATTGCTTATTATGATAGTTATAATAATGGTTATAACAGTACATTAGGTGGTGGAGGCAATAAGGGTTGTGACTTAGATGAATCTGAAGTTATTGATCATTATTTAAAATGTAAAAATGCGTATATAACAGCGGAGTTTTTTGGATGTAGCATAAGTCCAATATATAGTATATTACGTAAAAATGGTATTAAAAATAAAGATTTAGACCATGATGAAGTGATTAAATATTATTTAGATTGTAGGTCAACTTTTAAAACAGCAGAGTTTTTTGGTGTTAATGATGAAACAATTCGTAAAATTCTTGTTAAAAATGATATAAAAAGAGATGGTCATACTAGATATGATTTAGATGAAGAAGAGATAATAAATTATTATTTGGAATGTAAATCAATAGAAGATACTGTAAAACATTTTGGGCACTATCATGAAGCTATAAGTAAAATTCTTAATAATAATAATATTGAAAGACTTAGAAAAACACGATCACGTTTCATATGGGATGAAAATGGAAATAAAAAATATCTAAATGAAGAAGAAGTGATTAATTATTATCTTGATTGTAGATTAATATATAAAACTGCTGAATATTTTAAATGTTGTTTAAAAGCTGTAAGTGATATTCTCAACAATAATAATGTAGACAGATCAGAAGATTCTATATCAGTATATGCCATAGATAAAAATGGTAATAGATATGATTTTGATGATATTAAAGATGCTGTTGATTATTTAATTAAAAATGGTAATTCAAAGATTATTAGTAGACCAAAAGAGAATGCATATAAACAAGCAATTAATAAAACCGCAAGAGGAGAAAAGAAAACTGCATATGGTTTAAAGTGGTATTACAAAGAAAATAATGAAGATACTTTATTAGAAAATGTAATTTGATTACATATTAAAAAATATATTAAGAAAGGAATGATTTAAATTATGGCTTTAATTAATATTTATAAAGGCACAGATATTACTTCTGGAGGCACTGAGGGAACTCTTGTGTCTAGCGGGGATAATAGCAATTCAATAGAAACTGGATATATTAAGATTCCAGCATCTGGTTTTACTGAATCAGAATGGGTAAAAATTGGGATTCGTTGCACAACAGGACATAAGACAATTCTTGAAAACTCTAGACACGCTAGAGTATCTATAACCGATTCAGGAGATGTAACTCGTTGGCAGTTAGCTTTAGATGATTCGGGAAGTCCTTCAGGTTCACCATCTGCATATGGAAGTCCTTTAGATTTTACTAGTGAGATAGGGAGTACAAATGTAATTTTCTGGATAAGAGCTAAGGCTGAATCAAGTGAGGTTCCAGTTAACTCAACGCAAGTCAAGGTAACTTTATCAGCGACCATAGGTGCTGTGTAAGGAGTTGATTAAATGTCAATCATCACAACTTTAACTCCAACTAACATAGCAAAAACATCTATAACTTTTCATGGTAATGCAGTAATTTGGACATTGCCATTTGATGGAACTAATCAACCAGGTGTTGAAATAGACGAAGTAATTACTAACACATTAACAATTCCTGCAAATTGTGTATTATATATGGAATGCACTGGTAATTCTGGCTTTATTAATTGGTCTAAAAACAATGAAGATACTTGGGCATGGGGACCGTATCAAGAAGATCCAGAAGATCCAGAGAGTCCTGTCATATGGATATGGTATAATCAAACACTTTCTTTTAATGAAAATGATACACTAGCTATAAAAATAAATAATTTCCTTGGCGGCCCGATGGATGGCGATATCACCATTAAATTAAATACTGTATCTGGTCGCACATTATCTCAATTTCATTATGCCGCAGAAGGTTCTTGTTACCTTACAACATCTTGTGTTGGATATAAAGGATTACCTGATAATTGCTCTGAATTAACAGCAATGCGTTTATTGAGAGAACATTATATTAATGAACCAGAATATATCGCATTAATTTCAGAGTATAATCAATTATCAAGACAGATTATAAATATGGTAAATCAAGAAATAAATCCAGATATAATTTACGAACAAATATATCAAAGTGTGAAAATTTGTGAAACAGCAATAAATAATGAAGATTGGCAGACTGCTCGTAACGAATATTTGGGCATGTATTATCAATTAGCAGAAACTTATATTCCTAATTATCAAAGATTAATGCCTTTATGAAAGGCTGGTGAAATAAATGGCAACACAAGTTTATTTTGAATATAAAATACAAGGTGGATCAACATGGACTGAAACTACTAAACAAACAATAACTGTAACTCAAGATTATGAATTAGATATGTCTAATTTGGATATGGGAACTAACTATGAGTATCGTGCGATTGTAAATGATGATGGTTGCATTAATAGTGGCGAAACAATGACTTTTTTTACATGGTCAGAAGAGATTAATAGTTTTGATTCACTGAGAAGATTATTGTTAGATGATATTTATAATGGTGACAGTTTAAGAAAACTATCTTTGGATGAAATTATTAATGGAGATACATTAAGAAAATTAATTTTATCAGAAACTACAAACTTTGATACTCTTAGAAAAATTGCTTATGGTGGTTATTTTAGTGGAAAAACTTATCGTAGTATTGTTAAATATTATGAAGAATTATTTGATTCATTGAGAAAGTTAGCAATAGATGAGAATATTAATTTTGATTCATTGAGAGCATTAATTTTATCAGAGGTTGTTGATTTTGATAGTTTGAGATTGTTGATTATGGAAGACAGTGCTAACTTTGATACGTTACGGAAATTAGTAGTTTTGGATGAAAGTGATTATGATACATTAAGAAAATTAATTGACGATAGTAAATTTTCTACTGGTCTACTTAGAATATTGAGATCCGCAACGGCTGAAGAAGATGAAGAAGAAATGGAAACTTGCTTTGTGTTTTTTAATTCAGAAGAGTCAATAGTTGGAGAAGAATTGGATGTAACAGGGTATTCAGATTGTCTTGTTGAAGTATATTCAAAATTTGGTTCAACATTTGAGACAATTTTTGAAGGCACAATAGATCAAAATTTTTATCCAATTATGGCTATAAAGTCAAGCGATTTAAGTTTAATTAATAATCCTACTAGTATAGGTACACATAATTTAGATGTTACGGGTTTAAAGAAAATCAGATGTTCTCTTAATTCTGTTTTATTTGATAAAATAAGAATGGTAGGAAACTTATTTAAAGAGAAAGATTAAAACAATAAAATAATATTTTAAATAATTATGCTCTACTTTATTAGAGTGTTTTTATTTTAAGGGGTGAATAATTAAATGGGTAATTTCCCTGTAAAAATACATTATTTCCATAGTAAAGAAGATTCAGCGGTGAACGGAGAAGAATTGGTTGTAGAAAGTGGAATGGAAGTAATTGATGTAGAAATTATTAATGATGGAGCCACATTTTTGGTACAGTTTGAAGGATCACTTGATGGTATTAATTGGTATTTATTAAATTGTATTAATTTATCAACATTAGGGACTTTAACACAAATTATTGTCTCTGGTCTTTTCCAGGTGGATCTATCTGGTTTACATCGTCTTCGTTGCAAAATTAATTCTATCTCGGTTGGCGATATAACTGTAGTTGGCAGAGCTGTCAATTAGTTAATTTTTTAATGAGAGGAATGACTTAAATGATATATATATTAAATAAATCTTCAGGTGGTGATACCTATTGAAAACTGGAAATTATATAATGGCGTTATTAAAAAAAGCTCAAGAAGGTGGTGGTACTCCATCAAATCTTCCTAATTATTTACCAAGTCAAGAAGATTTTGATAATTCTGGAATATTACTTAAGACATATGATGTTACACCTTTAAATGGAGATCGGCGTTTGCGTGAAAACGTAGATAAAATTATTTGGGAAAAATTCTATGATCCATTGGGTGCTACAGCATATGCATGGCATCAAGTTTCAGATATAGAAATACCAGATGTCACAACATCTAATGATGTTCATTTTATATATTTACGAGGTGATGCAGATACAGAAGATAGTGTTAGATTTATGCTTGATAATGGTACTACAAAAATACAAAAATTAGTTGATTCTATTTGGGTTGACGCTTCATTTACTTCTGGTAGTGCTACTATTAATTTTAGCAATGATGTATCAGTTGGTTCTGTTGGACACCATTTAAATATTTCTTCTAAGTCAACGGGCGAAAAATATTTTGCTATACAAATACCATTTAATGATGATGGAACAAAAGATGTAGGCACTCCAAAATTAGGAACAAAAATATTTCGTTCAATTATACAACCAGATGAATCAGGTGAATGGATTGGAACTACGTTACGATATGATAGACCAATTACTTCTCAGTTTATATATGATAAATTATATTTTAAAGTAGGTTCTGTAATAGCAACAAAACATATCCGAATACGATTGTATCGTAATATTGAAGATCGTGATCATTTATTTTATGATGAAACATTTAATTATTCTACATTTAGTCCTGCGAATGCTGAAATAAGTATTAATGTAAAACAAGATGTCTCATATATAAAAGGAATTAATATTATTGCAGTATATGAAAGTGAAGAACCATTTAGTTTTAAAACAAATGTAGATGGTACAATCCCTTGGATTGCAATGGATCAATGGCTTGAACATCATGAGTACATTCCTAGTTGGGACACATGGGAAGAAAAAACATGGAATACTAATGAAGCCATAGTAAAAAATGGGATACTTTATATTTGTCAAGAAAGTGGTTCTCAAACTGGAACTTTTGATAGTAATATATCTGCTGGTAAATGGAAATCTTTAGAAGATGTATTGAGTGGAATTGGTGAGAGTAGTAGTGATGATAGTAAAGATTTAGTTGTTAATTACGGAGTTAGTGGCGGTGCTATTACTGATGTGTATAGTAGTGATTCTTCATCTTTAAATGGTGGTTTATTGAGTGAAGATAATAGTGAGTTTTATATTATAAATGGTGGTACACTAGACAATGATTTTAATTTCCAGTTAGACGGGGGTACGTTCTAAAGTTAATGTAAAGGAATGAAGTAAAATTAAATATGGTTTCTGTATGAGGTTCTAAACTTATATAGAGTAAAACGAAGACACTGTACTGCTTTACAGTGTCTTTATCCATTTGTAAATCTTTTTATGCAGAAAAGGAGAATGAATATGGGATTGATAACTAAAACTGTAATGGTAAAATGAAATGTTAGGAATAAGCAATGGTATGAGTCTAAAGAATATATTTTTACTAAATGGAAAGATGAATTTGAAGTAAAAGTTGAAGATTTAACTAGTGGAAGCACTTCATACGTAGATGTTAAGTGTGATTGTGAATACTGTAAAAGTCCTTATTTAAAACCTATGATGTATAAAGATTATATAAGAAGTGTTTTTGAAGATGGTAGATATTGTTGTAGAAAATGTTTAGATGACATTAAGGCTATAAAATTAGGTAAGAAAATAAAAGTTGGAAATGAAATTGTTTTAGTAAACAAACCGAAAATAACAAACAAAACTGGCAAGAATAAAATACCTCATAAAAAGCGTTTTCTTGAAATCCTTGGTGTAGATGATTATGACTCAATTAGAAACTATCTTTTTAATGAATATGTAATAAACATTAAAAGTGCTAAAAAAATATCAGATGAAATAAAGATACCAGAAAAAACAATTGTTAGATTAATACATCGTTATAATATACCAATTAATAAACCTAGCGATTATGACCTTGGTATGAAAGGTAAAAATCATTCAGAAGAAACAAGACAAAAAATGAGAGATAATTCACCAAAATATAGACCATGGATGATAGGAAAAATTTGGACGGATGAACGAAGAGAAAAAACGTTAAGAACAAGAAAAGAAACTGAATTTTTAATTGGTAATAAAAATGGAAACTGGAAGGGTGGAGTAAGTTATATTCACAACATTATAAGATGTAGAGATGAATATAAACAATGGCGTTTTAATGTGATGGAACGTGATAATTTTACTTGTCAATTTATAGGTGGAAAACGCAATTTACAAGTTCATCATTTATGGGAATTAGCAGATATAGTTCAAGAAGCTAGAGATAAGCTTGGAGATATTAATGATAATAGGGAAGAAATAATTCAATATGTATTATCCAAACATACATTGGATATTGGTATCACAGTAAATAAAGATTATCATTCAAATGTAATACATGATAATAAAGATAGAAGTAAAAGACAAAAAACATATCGTTATAAAAATAAAAATAAAAAAGAAGTGGTTTAATAACTGCTTCTTTTTAAATCATAATAAGGAAGGAATGATTATAAATTATGTGCGCACAAAAAATAAATTTCCGTAAAGGCTCGGATGCAGAAAGACTTACAATAACCCCTTCTGACGGTGAACCAATATGGGCTGATAAAAAATTCTATATTGGAGATGGAACTACGGTTGGAGGAAATTTGATTTCAGGAGGTAGTAGTTCGTCATCAGGCTATAAAAAGGAAACAATACATGTTGGAGGAACTGATTTAGCTATACTAAGTTCTCATAATGACGCGGAGATTCACCTTGAGGGCATAGGTAATTTAACAATAAATGCCAATGACATTATAGATGACACTTTTGGATTTCACATTGTAAATACTGACGCAGGAGAAGACAGAAATCTTTTTATGTCAAATTTTGCTGGCTCATTTATGCGTGACGGTACTATGACTTCAATATCAGAATTAACTATAGCTCATGATGAGAGTTACATTGTTACTGTCACAAATAGCGGAGGCTCGAAATATTTAAATGTCTTTCCGATGTTCAGTCAAACTTTAGTTGAAAAACAATTAAGAGGTAAACAAAGTACGGTTCATATTGGAGCAAGCAATTTGGCTATTGCCCAATCTCACAATGATTCCGAAATTCATTTTGAAAGTACAGGAAATGCAACTATAAATGCGACACATATTTTAACTGACACTTTTTTGGTAAGACTAACAAATACTGATTCTGGTGTTAATAAAACGCTTACACCTACTGGATTCGCTGGTGCATTTGTAAGAGATGGGACATCAAATACTATAACTACCTCATTAACTATAAAACCAAATGAGAGTTATATCATTTCAATAACTGATAATGGAGGTAAATTTTTAAATGCTTACCCAACACATAAAGTTTTAAATAAAATAGAAACAGGCTCTTGGGTTCCAACCATTACATTCACATCTGTAGACCCTGATATTTCAGGTGCAACAACAGAACTTTATAAAGCAATTTATACTAGAATTGATGATAAAGTTAATTTTAATTTATCATTCGGACTTAGTAATTTCACGGCAGGTAGATATTTGATGGGTTCTTATACATTGCCTAAAACTAAAGTTGGAACTGATAGTATTATTTCTGTAGCAAATAGTACATTTGCATCACAATATGTACCAATATATGCATTGGTGTTTTTTGGGACTCCTAGTGTCTTTATTGGAACTCCAGATATTCGATTACCTGCACCATCATTAATTACTATTAATATAATTGGTTCATATGTAACCAATGAATCGTAGGTGATTGTAAATTATGGCTGATATCATTTTTAAAAGAGGGCAAGAATCAAATCGTACATCTATTATACCAAAGTTTGGAGAACCTATTGTTTCAAATGACAATGGCAAACCAAGATTATGGATAGGTGATTCTCAGACTCCTGGTGGCATAGAGATAGGTGCTAGTGAATCAACCGAAACTATATCTTCAATACCATCAACTATTTTATCATTTAAAGGATATAAAATAAAAAAATTTAGAATTCGTATTTCTGCGAATGATATTAATAATGAAGCTATGCTTGGTCATTTTTCTGTAAAACCATTAGGAGGAAGTTGGACTGATGATCCAACAGATTTTGTAATTACAAAAGGGGCTAATTCAAGTTATAATCTTAATCCTACAATTACTCATTTTGGTTTCGAGTACGGGGAACATGTTCCATGGACTGTATGTAACATACCTACAAGTAGCACTTATGATGGAACATTTGTAGAATTTACATTAAGTTTTGCCGATGGTTTAGCTAAAGAAATAGATAGACTTATATTTGCTGGCACAAATACACATACTGGTAAATATCATGCAATGTCTTTAGCTGTACAAATAGAATCTGAAGCAGGATCAAATGCTAATGGGGCAGATGGAATATGGCGGGACATGGTTTCATCTGGTTCTATGCAATATAATTTTACAGCATCTTTAGATACTTCTTATAAATGGATTATTATTGATAATGAGTCTTATACCCCTGAGTTTATAATGGATTTAGGTTGGAAAAAAATTAAAAAAGCAAGACTTCGTATTTCTGGTAATTCGCTTGATTCTGAAAATGTTGATATGCAAAGGTTTTTATTTTATGATGAGAATAACAATTATGCTAATAACACAATGCTAACATGGGCAACTGGTAAATATAGTAGCAGTAATTTAACAATGGCTAATGATGGAAGTATGTTTTATGAAAGTAGTTCATCGGCAGATGTAGGTAGACCAAGAAATCATAGAGCAGAGGTATTCCTTGAATTAGTAGTGACTTTTAATGATGTTCGTAAGTTAACAAAAGTTGATGTTATGTTAGATGGTAATACAGACCAAAATTATGAAATGTTTTGTGTTGATGTACAATTTGAAGGTGATGTCGGAGTGAATGCTGATGGTTCTGATGGCACATGGTACAGAATTATACTACCTAGAAGTATTTCTGGAACTGAAGAAAATATAGGACATTATATACAATATATAGCAAACAATTTAGTAGAATCAAAAGAAAATATATTGGGTAATCCATCTGAAGATGGAATGGTATTATCATCAACTATTTCTGGTGATAGATCGTGGATCAATACTCCACAGCAAGTGTTGCTTTATTGGAATGGTAATTCTAATCCAACTATTTCTATGTATCCAATGTTAGGTACTTATGGCAATATGGATATTTATACTAATACTGCTGCTTATAGTACAATAAATAAAATAGTAAGACTAACTGATACTTCTACAAATGTTCAAGGTAATCTTCAATGGAATATTAACTTGCCAAATTATGTAAGTATGAAAACAAAAATACGTTCTAGTGGAGGGAATGGAGGACTTAACACTTGGATATATATTGGTACAAACGGAGCACCAATAAGTGAAGCTGGATTTATAAATACGATGGATGCGATGTCAACAGGAGTGATGGTTGTATTTTCTGAATCATTAGATAAAATTAAGCTACATAACCCTTTATACTTTGATGAAATTGGACTTCTTGCAGAAATATCACAAACTGGAATTGATGACGATGCATGGCATGATGTAAGCATTATTGTTGACAATACAGGAACTGTTGGTAAGGTAAAAATATCTTGGGACGGGACAATTAAAATTGATTATACACATACAGCTTTAATTGATATAACTGGTGGATATACAGGAATTGGAGCAAGAAATAATGCATCTAATACAAATAGTCATTGGGTAGATGGATGGTTGATGAGTGGCAAAGGATTTTCAATTTAATCGAATAATAAATCATTACAAAATGCTCATTTCATTATGATTTTATTGTTGGTAAACGGTCATATACGAGGTTAAACGGTCATATATGAAGGTGAATTGTATTGTAAAATTAATTGAGAAGGGACTGAAATAAAACGGGCATGGTTTATCTTTGCCCTATAAATTATGGGATGATAAATATATTATTAGTTATGTTAGTAGTATTGTTAATTTTTAATCAATGGATTATATATTTTTTGTTAAAAAGACATACACAAAAATATTTTGATTGGTTAATTGAAGAAGAAAGAACAACTCAACAAATGTTATTATTACAAAACAAAAATAAAAAGAAAGGGTGAACTGAGATTATGGATGGATAAAGTTTTTCATAATTTATTAAAGGATAATTTAGATTCAGTTTTAGAGATGAATGAACAATACTTTGGTAATATGCGATTGAATGTATTGTATTCATATGAAAGGAATGAATTAACTGGATTATATGAAGATGTTCCAAATGAATTGGAAATCTGCCATAATGCTAACCGATATATTGTTTTTCATAAAGAAAAAGATGATCTGCTCTATCTCAAGCATTTTAATTTTAGCCAAAATCCTAAGGGCAAGGAAAAGTTTCATATAGAATCCAGAAATTTCCATAATTACTTTCAGGTTTTAAAATGGGTGTCTTCAAATCATAAATTTGAACCTAGTAAAAAGAAAAGTATTTTTGATTTGTTAAAATAATTATTAAAATATTAATATAAATATATTGACATCCCTCCTTTCTTACTATATAATAAAAGAAAAGAAAGGAGGATTCATGTATTTTGAAAGATTGTAAAAAGATAGTTAATGTTTTTAATTTAACTATAATTATTAGTTTGATTGTTGTAATTTGTCTTATATATTTTGGAAGAGACTATTATTATCAAGCTAGACTTATTTTTGAAAGTGATCAATTTCTTTTCTTCTGTTTATTTTTTTGTTTGGTTTTATGGATGTTTATATTTTTAGCATATCAAGGGACTCAACTTAAAAAAGATAATGTAATTATAAAAGAATTACTACAAATGATATTACAAGAAAATTATTTAACCCAGGACAATTTAGAAAAACTTCATAGAAACACCAGACAATTAATTATGTCTGAGATTTCTAAAAGAAAGGGTTAAATATATTGTGAAAAATTCACTGTGGTATTCTAGGAATTGTTTAAATGAGAAAAATTTAGACTATATTGAAAATACTTTATGTGAGCCAAATAATATTAATATAAGAATAATGGCTGATAAAAGCGGTGAAGATATTTTACTATTGACATATAAATTAGATACATATAAAGTTGAAATTGATAGATGTTGTTTATTATCATTGAGTAAACGTAATAAAGCATTAAATCCTAAGTATAAAGAATATTATCATTTGTTAGATAAATTTGAAGGTTTAGATTGTTGGGCAGATTTGATATTATGGATTGTGAGGAATAAAAATGGAAAAATTAATGATGACATGGATATTTAGTAGTTTACTAACGGCATATATGTCAGTATTATTTATGGTATCAATTGTAAATATAAAAATATCTAAAAAACAATGGATAATTTTAATTTTATCATTGTCTTTATGTCATACAATATTTAGAAATATAATACCACAATTATTTTTCCCATTTTTATTTATAATAATGTATTCTTCATTAATTTATACAATTGTATTAAATGTAAAATTAATAAAGACATTAAAATTTTCTATTTTATTTTTTGTTTTTCTTTTAATTACTGAAGTAATAATTGTTGTTTTATTAAATATATTTTTAGATGTAGATTTGTCTAAAGTTTCTTTTGGAATAAAAGAATATATTTTAGCACTTCCCGTATATTTTGTTCAAATATATTTAGTAATATTAATGAAAAAATATATAAAAAAAAAGGAATGATATAAATGTGTGTAAGTATTAATACACACTATTTGTAAAAAGGAGGTGGTTCTTATGGGTGGTTTCTATTTTGGTAAACCTGCGAAAGTAAACACTCAAAAGCAAACTGAAACTAAAAAAGAAGAAGTAAAAAAGTAATCTACAACTAAATAACTAAAAACTGAATAATGAGTAATGAGTAATAAGTAATATAATCATAGGGGCTATCCATATCGGGTAGTCCTTTTTGGTTATGTTAGTATCTGTGTTTGTGTATTGGAGTGATTGAATGTTTTTTGACACAATTAGCAACTATATATTATGCAAGTTAATTAAAAGTGGAAAATTAACATATGATCAATATGACGAAATAGATTATAAGATAAAAAGTTATTTAAGTTTATTCCTAATTATATTATTTACAGTATTATTAGGAATTATACTTAATTGTTTATTACAATCAATAGTAGTGTTGATTATTATCGGAGTATTAAGAATTTTTAGTGGGGGAGTTCATGCAAAAAGTTTGGAGAGTTGTACTTTTTTATCCACGATTTACATGAGTTTTTTAGCATATTTAACATTGTATTTATACCAACAAACTATGTTGGTATTTTTTATTAGCATTTTCACATCTGTATTTATAATTAAGTTTATACCGACAATAGATGAAGATGAAAAGAAATATAAAAATAAATATTATCGGAATAATTATATAAATTATTTTTTATTGTTTTATAGTATAGGTGCTGTTTGTGTGTTTATTGATACATATGTAAGCAATTTAGTATGTTGTTCAATATCGTTAGCTATGATTGGTACGGCTTTGACTGTGAGAGAAAATAAAAATTAAAAGCAAGAAAATTTTATAAGAGATAGGTTAAGACTGATCATCTTAATCGAAAAGAGTGGATATCCTTGTAACTCCACTCTTCTTTTATTTTAAAAAAAACAAGGAAAACAATAAAACATCAAGGAGTGGATATAATTGGGATTGGTAAGTACAGAAGTTTGGGTTGGTTTAAATGGAAGTAGTATTAAACATTTTGAAGAAAAGGGATATGAAATACCTAGATATAAAAATAAAAATAGCAAATTATGTGTTAAAGAACATACAAAAATATTAGTAAAAATTAAAGATTTATCAGAACATAGTAATGTCAAAGTTGATGTAGAATGTGACGGATGTGGTAAAAAATTAAAAAACGTAGTATGGCAGGATTATTTAAAACGTATTGTTAAAAATGATGGTAAATATTATTGTTTACAATGTGCAACTAAGGATAATGGAATTCAAACTAGACTTAAAGAAAATGAAATCAGAAATATAGTAGATGAAAAACTAGGAAAAGATTGGATAATAGAAAAAATTGAAATAATAAAAAATAATACGTTTATAACTTTAATTGACCCTGATGGATATTGGTATAGCAATGTAAAAACACGAGTTATAAAAAGAGACATATTCCCTAGAAAATTTCATTTACAAAATATATATGCAAAACAAAATGTGAATAATTGGTTTAAATTAAATAATTTGAATATGAAATTAATTGAAGAATACAAAGGAACAACCAAAAAAGTTAAAATTAAATGCTTAGAATGCAATAATTCTTTTAAACGCTCATTCGATAGTATTAAAAGTGGAATAACATCGTGTCCAAATTGTAGTGATGGTATTAGTTACCCGGAAAAATTAGGGAATTCATTTTTTAATCAAATAGGTATTAATTATATTTATAATTCTAAATTAAAATGGTCTGAAAATAAAAAATATGATTTTACATGTGAAGGCTTTAAAATTGTGGTTGAAATGCATGGTTTACAACATTATGAAGAAACCAATTGGGGGAATACGGGTGCAAGAACTTTAAAAGAAGAACAAGAAAGCGATAGATTAAAAAAAGAATTAGCAGAGAAAAATGGATATAAATATATAGAAATTGATTGTAGAAAATCAGATTTAGATTGGATAAAGAATAGTATTATGAATAGTGAATTAGCTAATATATTTGATTTATCTAAAATAAATTGGTTACAATGTCATGAATATGCTTGTAGTAGTTTGGTTAAAGTAGCATGTGATTTGTGGAATAATTGTGTAGAAAACACAATGAAAATTGGGGAAATAATGCAATTACATAATTCCACCATTTCAAAATATTTAAAACAAGGTGTAAAATTAGGTTGGTGTGATTACAATGTAAAAAAAATAAAAAATAATAATGGTAAAAAAATTAGTAATTTTGCAAAAATAAAATTTAGTAAGTCAGTAGTTCAATTAGATTTAAATGATAATTTTATTAAAGAATTTGAAAGTGGTACAGAAGCAGGAAGACAAACAGGAATAAAGCAAGCTACCATTTCTTTATGTTGTAGAAAAGCTCCTCATGCAAAAACGGCAGGTGGATATAAATGGATGTTTAAGAATGATTATAATTTAATTAGTTAAAAATTATAATTTAAAAATATAAATCTTAACAAGAAAGGAGTGATATAAAACTCCATGAAAACTAATGAAAGTAATGGAGAAATATATGACGAAAGTGCGGTGAATAATATAATGGAAGAAATTTACAAAGAAGTTAACTCTCATTCAGAAAAAATTATTCAAATACAAACAAAAATTGAAAATATTCAAGAGAAAGTGGAAGATTTATCTAGTATTAAAGAAACACTTATAGAACTTAAAGTGTTACAAAAAGAACAAGCAAAATTTAATGTGTCTGTTTCTGAGACTCTCGGAAAAATAAACGATAATTTAAATATATTAAACAATGAAACTAAAGACACAAGTGATCGTGTTGCAAGTCTTGAAAATAAAGTAGATAAAATTGATGGTCGAAGTAAGTTTGATTTTTTAATATATGTTAAAGAATCCGTAATTCCAATTTTAATTTCTGGTGGAATCATATATTATATATCACAATATATAAAATAATTAAATTTGGGGAGAGATTATAACTATTCTCTTCCCTTTTCTCACCCTACCCTCTCAAAAATAATTAAAGAAAGGAATGAACTAAAAATACGTTATAAAAATAAAAACGTATTTAATTTTAATTGAGAGGTGGTTTATAAATGAGTAATTTTTATGCAGGAACACATTATTGTGGTGCTATATTAAGGTCTAATGATAATTTTAGTTTTAATGAGTTAATAAATCAAATTACTACAGGCATAGACAATCAGGTATTTTATTTAGAAGACCCAAGAACTGGTGATACAACTGTAGCAAGGGTATTTATTTTCACTCCAATCGGAAGCGATATAAATTTTGATCTAAACAACAATTCAAATAGCAGATTAAAATGCCAAGATAGTATAAGTAATGGGCTTGAAAATGAAATGCTTTTAAGTTCATTCAAAGTTGGTAGTTTGGCAAACAGTATATTTGAATTTATTTGTGTGGTTTAAAAGGAGGAGTGAAATAAATGCCTTATATTGGAAGTAATAATAGAGGAACTAGTGTAGGAAGTAGTGGTTCAAATTTATATATATCTTCTGGGACAGTGGTAAAACCAACAATAATTTACAATACTGGTTTGGGTACTATAGCCGTAGGACAAGGAAAATTTAGATTTTATCATGATTCTGATTATACAGGAGTTATTACAGAACATACAATTTTAGAAATAACTTTACCTATAATTGATAATATAACAAATTATCTTGTTGCTAAATATAATAATGGGAATCCTCAATATGAAATAATTTTAGATTTATCACTTATTGATTGGTCTAGTATTATGCCTGTATATACAATTGCCAGAATAGGTGATAATATATCTGTAATTGATTGGGACGAACCTGGGCTTGGAGCGACTAATAAAAATCTTAGACGAATTACTGAGACAAGAAGATTTGAAAGAATAAATGGGTTTGATTTAGCGGAAATAGAAACTAGAAATGTTAAAATAACTACTGGTAAAGCATGGCAAGGATTTTATAGAGGTGAATTACCAGAAGTAATTTCTAGCATAGATACAACATATTTATGGATTAATAATGGCAATGGAACATTTTCGCATAGTGTCATAACTCAATATCCAAATGATAAATATGATCCGGGTACTGGTACACTTGCAACTTTAACAGATGGGAAATATGCTGTAATATGGGTTTATCGTTGCATGTGTCGTTCTGATATACTATCTGCTAGAATACATTTGTTTCTTTGTGATGAAGATGCTAGTTTAGATCAAGCAAAATATTGTTCTACTCCTGATATTCCTCAAGTAATTGCTACAAATGCAATGCTTGTTGGTAGAATTATTGTTTTAAAAGGAACTAACACTGCAATACAAATTGATAATGCATTTGCAACTTTATTTGCTCCTTCTGCTGTAGCTAATAGTGGAGTTGTGATAGGTTCGGTTCAAATGTTTGCTGGTTTAATTGCTCCTTCTGGTTATCATCTTTGCGATGGATCAACAATATCAAGAACAACATATGCTAGTTTATTTAATATAATTGGCACAACATATGGTGTAGGTAATGGTTCTACTACCTTTAATTTGCCAAATTTTAAAGGGAGAGTGCCAGTTGGTTATGATGCAACACAGATTGAATTTGATTCTATAGGTGAAACTGGGGGAGCAAAGACACATCAAATTACAACGAGTGAAATGCCCTCACACACTCATACTTTTACAGGTAATGCGTTGCCTAGTCATGCCCATAATTATACAAGAGATGGGTATAATGATCAAGAAGTAGCCTCGAATACTGTACTAGGTGACGATGAATATGTAGCAGATAACGAAACTGATACAACAAACAATACAAGTAGTGTTTCAGCAGGTACACCATCAGGAACAAATAGTTCAGAAGGTGGAAATACTGCGTTTAATATTATGAATCCATATATTACGTTATTGTATATAATAAAATATTAAACCTAATCAATCATTCGATTTATTCAATTAAGTAGAGTAATATTACTTTACTTAATATTTACAAATTTTTATAAAGGAAGTGAAATAATAATATGGCAAGTTTAATATATAGTGTTCTACATGACGCTACGACAACTATATCAGACGGGAAAATTATAAACATTAAAGAAGCAAAAGAATTAGGTTTATCAATAAGCGGAACATCAACTTCATTTACAGTAGAATTTTATGGGAGTATTGATGGTGTTAATTATGATTTAATTGAAGGATCAAAAATGTCAAATAGTTTACCATTTATAACATCAACAATATCTGTTGGATTATTTTCAATTGATATTGCAGCTTTAGTTTATTTTAAAGCTAAAATTAGTGCTATTGCTAATGGGAATGTGTCTGTTACAGCACATGCAATAATTTAGTGAATAAGGATGTGATAATATATGACTTTAAAAATAGTAGGTAATGTCAATGCTCAACTAACTGGTAGTAGAGGTTCGGTTATTGCGCATAGAACAGCGATAACTACAGCGGATAAAGTGCCTGTAATTACTATAACCGCCGCAGATTCAGTAACAGCAGGAACGTTAACTGCTGTCAGTCATGGTATCGGTGTTGCTCCAGGAAATTCCTACGGTTCCGCTGGCGTATCTGCTTTGGTGACTGTTACGCCTACAGTAAATAAAAGTATAGATATAACTATTCCGCAATCCGCAGGTGCAGAACACTATGATATTTTTCTTTCTACGGCAACTACCGCCCCGTTATGGGTAGTAAGAGTAACTGAGACGCAGAGGGAAACGGGTTGTGCTATTACGGCTGTTGGTACAGTTGGTGCAGGTGGTTCAGCAGGAATTGTAAACGTGCAGGTTGTTGGCACTGGCCTAGCAAGTACGGCAGTATTTTTTATAGCGAATAATGCTTATGTTTTTGGTAGTATAGGGGCGATTTCCTGTGTAGGAAAAACAAAGGCTTACATTTACGTGAAACCAATTCTAACGGATTTACGCTCTGCGCCTTCTGTTAGTATAATACCGTTTTTCCGTAAAAACGACACTTCGGATGATTGGTACGCTGTGGAGGCACAATCAATAACTCTTTTAGGTGGTATAAGCGGTCAACCACTTAATCAAGTAGTAGTGATAGATGTTAATTCAGTACGCAATTTAATTGTTTTGGTCGATTTAATATCTGGTGAAGGAACCACAGTAAATATTGATGTGGAACTATATTAGGTGGTGCTAATATGAAAATTCTAACCACCCCACCAATGATAAGAGGCCTAGAGGGTATAAACAGAGATGACCTACTTGCGGAGTACCGTTGTGATGAATTAGGCGATACCCTAATTGATTATTCGGGAAACGGCAATCACGGAACTTTTGGTATTGGTGGAAATAAACCAACAAGAACGCCTTTTGGAATAGATTTTTATGATGATTACATAACCTTGCCCGACACAATCAAAAACGCTTTGTCAGTCCAAAATGATTTTACAATTATTACTGCCGGGATTGCTAGTGGTGGGAGTATTTTGGGTTCAGCAGTTAGTGCTACGGACAGACTACTTCTTAATGCCTCTCCTGGCATATCAACAAACTTAAGTCCATACTTGAAATATATGAGAGGGTGCTTAAATATTGGGCCGACAACAGTAACGCAATTAGCAAAAGCGGCAGGTTCGTTTGATTTATATAAACTACATGTTTTTGCCTATGGGTATAGTAAGTTTTTCGATAAGGGAAAAATGATTATTGATAAGGAATTATACGGGCACATATCGGCTGCTAACCCCTCTACTGTCGTAGGGTGCCGTGTTGGTGCACAGACAAACGGTGCTCCGTTTTGGGTTGGTACGTTGTATTATATGCTTATATATTCAAAGTTTCTTAGTAATAGCATGGTGCAAAAACAGCACAGAGTTATTAAAAAAATTTTAAAACAAAGAGGTGTTATTTTACCATGATATTTTATTATATCATTTGGCCAAGCTTGGAAAGTTTTGAGAGCACAGAAGTACCATTGCCTAGTGGTCAAATACTTGGCGATCCTAAAGTGGATATATACGGTCGCAGACTATCCCGGTATGACGAAACACAACTCACTCAGGCAGATTTAGACTATTTCAACAGCATGGACGGCGTAATTGTTCAGACGTATCCACCGGAACCTTGGATTGAACCTGAATACGAATAAGACAATTAATGAAGGTGCGAGAGTTCGGTTATTCATATAGTAGATAATTAGATATTTAATACATAGTAATTGTATATTTTTTTTATATTTATAATCAATTTATAATAGTAATATAAAAATAACTAGGTAAGATTAGAGTTTAATATATCTCCTACCTAGTTATTTTTATATATTTTTACATTTTTCATGACAAAAGCGTTATTT